ATATATCGATAACCATCTATGTAATGTTGGGGTAACTTCATACTTCTCTCCACGTTTTACCAACCATTCATGCATACCCATTAGTCCTAAACCTAATCTTCTATTTTTCTCTCTAGTTTTATATACCTGTTCATATGGTAACTCTGCTCTTAACGTACCGCAGATTAAGAATTTAGTTCCTAGTTCTACAATCCTTGCAAGTTCAGTTATAGAATCAATACGCCCAAGATTGATACTCCCCAGATTGCAAACATCACTATCGTCAGCACTACATACTTCAGTGCAAGCATTTCGCAGTGTCTCATCTTCATTCTCCATAAAGTTGAAACTGAAACCAGGCTCTGCTGATCGAAGTGCTTGCTTTACATTACTCTTAAATACCTCACCAACATCTCCTGTCTTCCAGTAATTTAATAACCATTCGGTGTCATAGTTTACGCTGATGTTAGTCATATCTAGAGGTGCGCGAAAGTTAAAGTCTTGCTCCTTGATTTGTTTAAGAGTGTACCCTGTATCACCGACAGGCATTGTATCCCAATCTTTTGCTGTAAGGAAACTGGGAATATCATTGTGCTTCCAATGTAACGAAGCATACATGGCAGATCTGCGTGACCCACCTTGCATTACATTAGCACCTATACTATTAATCATTTGCATTTTAGGAATCGGTCCAGAAGACAGACCACCTGATCCACCTAGCTTTCTACCTGACTCTCTGTACACAGAATAGTCTACTCCGATTCCACCTCCTGTCATCAAGCATGATTCAGACTTCCAACTTAGATTGGCCCAATCTTCTCTTGTATCTTCTTCTGCTTTTAATAGAAAACAATTGTTATAAAATCTTTTTTTTCTACCTGCATAGTAAAGATACCTACCACCTGGAACAAACTTTAGATCTTTAATATACTTTTGTAGTTCTCTACGTTCTTCTTTATTCATTAAAGCTTCTTCATCAGGACGTAGATCACCACATACATCTTCAACTAGTACTCTAGCCAACTGCTCCCATGTATCACAACCTGTATGAGCATACTTTAAATTAAATATATCTTCTGAAAATTTTGAACGAAACATTGGGTTCATGTTGGATTTAAATGTCATCGATTATAACCTTTATTTTAGTAATGTCTATACCGTCTAAACAGTCTTTAATTGAATTAGAGATTAAGTCTTTTAATTCAGACTCTAATCCTGTTACCCCATCAGCAGGTAGCCACGAAGCTTCTTTGTGTACGTCAGCAGTTATTCTAACAAATACTATCACTGGAAGTATCCTCTAGTCTCTATGCTTTTCATACTCTTCAAGAGTAACTTCTTTTACTAATCTTTCAAGATACCATTGTGCTTTTTTCAAATCTTTAATTGGTTCTTCTTTATAATTAAACCTCCAAAGATATTTCATTACGTTACCTTGTAGATAAAATTTAAAGTTTGATCCTGTTGCTGCTTCTATTGCATCAATGCATTCTATATCACCTTGATTATAATGAGGTGGATGATTTACCATATCAGAAACTAGATACTCTGTCATTAGTGTAACCTCTTTGAAAAGTTTGCATAAATTATATTACCGTCTACATTTTTTACTTTTTCTATTGGCTTTAATTCTACTTTACCCTCACCAGTAGATTTAGCAACTGCATTCTGTATAGTAGCTTCAAGCATCATAGTAATACTGTCACCAATTTCTAGTAACATCTCATGGGCAGGACTGTCTGCTAACTCATCAGATGTAAAGTCTCCTACGTATAAACTAATAGTTCTATTTTCTTCATCATAGTTACAGAAGATAGCAAATGTATTATCTGGTACTGTAACTTGATGTATTACTTTTTCTTTTTTGTCATCGAACACGTTAGTATCTCCAATAAATCTTCAGCATATAGTAATGCTAAAGGTTGTTTTCTATCACCTTTTAATATAGCAATAGGTTTAGTATTCTTAATTAAGTTTCTTTCAGCCTGTTCCAATGCCTCGTATACAGAGAAAGAAGATCTAGATTTACATTCAACTGTCCAAGGAAACAGTTTTCTTGCTAGTGGACTAAGCCCTATATCAGGACCATTAACTCCACCAGGAGTAGAGGTGACATCATCCTTCTCTATACCTTTTAGATTAGAGTGCAGATAGTCACGTACCCACTGTTGAAGTCTTCTTCCCTTTGCTTTCGCAGAGGAAACTTTAATCCTTGAAGACCGTGTAGTAGTTGTACGCCGTTGCCGATTTGGACCTTGGGTTTTTCGCATAAACTAAATTAGGCCAACAAGAATATCTAAAGTTACAATAACTACAAGTCTTGTGTAACTTCCTATTTCCTGTTGTCTTTCTATAAAAAGTTTCGGGTTCGTCTTCAAAGCATCTTTTAAAATTTGTTTCATCAGCTTCAACATACTTACTTATTGTATCACTGATCTTATTTGTATAACTTTCTTCATCGTCAGGGTCAGCAGGCACTACCTTCATCTCACCTGTTTCTTTACTTATAGCAATCCATCCCCCTGCTTTTATATCTGGTGTTTCTTCACGTTCTGCTTTAGTATATCCATATAACTGTTCTAAATAACCAAAGTCATCATTGTGTTTTAATGATTCATAGGAATCAAATTTTCTTTCAAAAGCAAATTTAGATGCGCTCTTTATATCCCAGAGAGAATATGAATTACCATCTTTTATTATTAAATCTAACTCTCCATTTATTATTCCATGCTCTGTCTCTAAAGTAACTCTTTTATTTAAATCTACGATTTCTATTCCTGCTGCAAGTAGCAATGCAACTGCTATCACCTCAGTCATATCTCCGTATAACATTTTAATTTTAAAAGAATTTACTTCTGCTACCTTTTCCCACCCTAATTTCTCAGCATGTAATTGACAAAAGGGTTTACCTACCTGAGACATAGAGGGAAGTTTAGCCCCCCCTTTTCTCTTAAAGTTGAACTTCCCCAACTTATTATTAAACATTTGACTAGCCCTGAATATAATATCATCAGGGATTTTTGGATCATTTGCTAGGAAATCTTCAATCTTCTCAGCAATATTAGTCACCATCTATGATGTCACTAAAGTCATCTTCAATAATACTTGACGAGTTTTCTCTCATCTTGGTAGCAACTTGCTCATTCTCTTTCTTAACTAGATCAACAAAGCTAGTTATATACTCTCTTGATTCATCAGTTAGAGGATGCATCTTGGTTAGCATAGGCTGATACTTCAGTACAAACCATTTGTTAGAGCCTCGTTTCTCTAACTTGAATGAGACTTTCATATCAAAATTCAGTGGCATATACTGTTGTTTTATCATACCACCCATGACTTTACTAACTTCCATAAAATTTGATGGTCCTAATTTCATGCGAAAAGGTACGTCTTTTATCTTTACCTTATCCTTAGATCCTGCAATAACTGGATCATCCATCTTAATCAAACCAAATATGTGACGATACAGTTTAACTTTAGTTGCATTAGCATATGCTACAGGGTCTACGCCTCGTAGCTTCTCCTTCTCTTTAGATGGTATCCATCCACACTTATCACCACCATACCAATCGAGTGCAGTCTCAGAGAACTTCTTGAAGTGCTGAGATATGTTCGTAAACTTCTCTTGGTCTGGATCAAACACTGAAGTCTGCATAGTATCTAGGAATACTCTGAAGTATGTATTCTTACCAAACACTTCTCCGTATTCTGGATGAGATAAAGCAATAGAAGGTGATGGTACATCTACTAGTTCCTCACCAACCTCTACTGAACTATCCTTGTTTATCCTAGCTCTTGCTAGTGTTGGACCTTCATCCATCGTAGAATATAATGCAGCCAACTGATCTACATTTGTTACGTCTATCGTTGCTAAATCATTCATATTTTTTACCTTTCAAAAAAGAATCCCTTATATCACAAAATCACTTGTTTGTCAAGCACAATCTTCTTGTTCCATCCAGTTTTTTCCTTGAGACATTTCAACCTCAAGAGGTATATAGTCTGACAAACCAAACCTTTTCTTGGCTTCAGCTTGTGCAGCAACTAAACAACCTGGTGCAACTGACTTGACTATCTCTAACTCATCAGGGTGAGTATCTATTAATACACTATCATGCACTGTATTAATCACTACACTTCTTAGATTCATATCCTTTAGTTTGTTAAACAATAATATTACTCCTAGTGGTACAATATCTGCTGTAGCTACTGACTGTACAGGATAGTTTACTATCTGAGTTTTAAACGTAGCCTGACCAGAGAAGTTTCTCTGACAATCAGGAAAACTAAACTGTCTACCAGTAGCAGTAGTAATTACTTTGTGTTGAATGGCTTCGTTTTGTAACTGTTCATGCCATTTAAATATACCTCGATACTTGCTGAAGAACTCTTTGAAATAGGTTCTTTGAGCAGGTGTACCTTGGGTTCCCCCATACAGAGGACGGAAGGTGGAAGCTTTTGCTGGTCCTCTTTCAGTAGGCTCTCCATTTTCTGTAAGGACTTTGGCAGTGTAGGCGTGAACGTCAAAGCCAGATTCGACCTCTCGTTTAACTGTTTCATCAGTTGCGAGTATTCCTGCAACCCTAAATTCAAGTTGAGAGTAATCAATTTCGACAAGTGAACCTCCTTCAAATCTACTAACGAATGCTTTTCTTACAGGAAACAGCCTACCTTTAGGCATGTTTTGTAGGTTAGGACTACTAGAACTTAAACGAGCAGTGGCAGTAATGCACTGATTAAAATTAGCATGAAGTAAAGCATCGTCTTTAATACCTTTCCGTATACCTTCAATAAAGGCAGACCTATATGTTTCGATTGCTGATAATCTTATAATTGACTTTAAAAAATTCTTAGCTTCTAGATCAGTAACAACATCAAGTAGTGTGGTTAACGTGTTCTTGTCTGTTTTAAATCCTCCTGCTGAAGCTAATGATACTCTTGGTGAGATATTTAAACCACCTCTCTCAGGTAAGTTCTCATAGACTACACCCTTACCCATACACTGTGAACACTTGGTAGCTTTCTTAAAGTTACTACCATCTTTCTTTACCTTGTAGTATTCTCCTTTACCATAACAGGATGCACACTTTATAGCTCTGACTTTGTGTGATCTCTTGAAACATTTTGTTAAGACGTTACGAAATGATTTGATGTCTATGTTAGGTCTAAGGAGTTGCTTACCCCTAGCATCTACACCAATGTTCATCTCATCCTTCCAAGTATTTTTATCAACTAACTTGCAAGAATAAATAACTTGTGAGAGTTGTTCTGGTGAGGATAGGTTTACTTCTAAGTCACCCATTAGATCCCTGACCTTCTTATTGAGATAGGAGTTTAACTCTGCTTGTTCTCTCTCATACTCAATATCAACTTGCTCTAGTACCTGTAGATCTATAGCCATACCTGATCTCTCTATGTCAGTCAGTACAGAACAGAACTCACACATTAGATCTCGTATGGGAATCAGGGATTTGTTTATATCTAATTTAAATCTAGCTTCCTGTTTTTGAAATACTTCGGCAGTTGCTATTACATCATGGGATAGATATGAGATCTGATCTTCTTCAGACATATCTGAGTAGTTCAAACCTTTACTCAATGCATCACCAAGTAGATCTTCTTTACGAGTTACGTTATACTTTTTTGATAGTGCATCTAGTGATAGCTTGTCTCGTATACCTTTGTTCAAGACATACTCGTTGATCATTGTATCTATCACTTTAGTATCACATTCAATACCAATCTCACGCAACCAAGCTACATCAAACTTAGCATTGTGTGCAATCACATACGATGCATTCTTTAATGCTCGTTTAAAATAATTAAACTCTGTGAAGTTACTTGTGTTTACATTTAGGATCTTTACAGGATTATCTACATTCCAAAATGGATCGCCATTGATCTTCCTGTATGTGTAACCAATAGCTACTAAGTTATTATCTTTATTATATGGTGAAGGATCTTTTCGATCACCACCTAGATCTACTTCAAGATCTAATACGATTGCATATTCATTCATCGCAAGTTACGCCAAGCATATCAAACATTTTATAATCAGAGTTTTTATCTACTTCACGCACTTCTAGCTCAACATATTCATCACCCCAAAGGCTTCTATACAAATCTCCTTCTGCTTTCAACTCAGTTGTAGGCTTTTCAGAAAGACACTCCCAATAATACACACCATCTGATGCATATGTTTTACCTGCTGCAATATATCTTTTTCTATAATTTGTCATCGCTTCATCTCCGCAGTTTGTTTATCTAACATACGATCAATAGTGTTACGACTTCTTCTTACAGCTTTTAATGTTTGTCTGCTGACATTACGCCTTTCACCTTTCGATACGTAGTGTCCTCCAGACTTCTTTCTCTTTGGCATTGTATACCCCTATCTATAAAATATATGATCACCGATTGTAACTATTTTCTCTAGCTTTGTCCAGCCTGGATCTACATATTTTGCATGAAAATATTTAGCATCGTCTACGACTTTGACATTACCATAATTTCCATGAACAAATTTTGCTATATCTACAGACTTCAGCCAAGCTATTCTATCCTTTGGCTTATCTGATTTACCATCGCAATACCAGCTAAATTCACAGCGATGCTTTATCGGATAAGTCTTTTTCCATTTGTATGTTGGGCCTTGCTTGACCACTGAACAGATATCGTTAGGCCAACGTGGATCTGCAACACGATTTAGTGTCACCTCTGCCACAGCTATCTGACCTATGGTAGATTGGTCACGCGATTCAAAGTAAATGTTCTGAGCTAGGCACGTTAAGGCTGCACCTATAGCTAGTGTAGTAGCTTCTAACATTATATTATATCCTTATATATTATTATATATTATTATATTATATATATTATTATAGTATTTCCCAGAGTTGATAACTCAACCACTTATCATACTTTTTAATGTTTGTCAAGTAAAAAATTAATCTACGTATCTACTTATCTCAGGCTCGATACGAACCGTAGCTCTTCCATGTCTTCCTCCTAGTTTGTTTTTACTAATGTGTAAGTATCTCAAGAAGTTATCCTCTCCACTATCTGTCTGTTCCTTTCCTATACCTATAATCAAATCAGCTTCTGCTGCCTTGCCTATCTTACTGTTAGCCATCTGAGTAAACCTCAGTGACGTTCTGCCATCTGCTGTAGCATCAGCCTGAGACACTGCAATCAAAGCTAAATTATGCCTCTTAGCAATATATCGTGACCTTCTATATATCTCACTGAGCCTTAAATCATCTCTTGAGAAGTTACCTTCAACCATCATCTTATCTAGTTGATCTATAATTAAAATGTCAGGTTTGTGTTTACGGACTAAAGCCTCAACTGATTCCATTGTTGGATAGTCAGTAGCATCTTTTATGATGGTCTGATCCTTGATCTTGTTCCACATTTCTTTGGCATACTTCTTACTCAAGAATACTCTATCTTTATCTAGACCACTGTAAGACATAACGGCTCGTCTTTGAGTACGTCTAGCAGGTTCTTCATTACCTATAAGCATTACCTTTGCACCCTGATCACAGAAACTATCAGGTCCAAATGCAGTGCTGACTACGAATGCAGACTTACCAGTTTCTACGAGTGCAAAAATAGTAGTAAGAGTTCCTGGCCCAATACCTGGACACAGAATATTTAGCTGAGTTAGATTCCATTTCCAAGGTAACTCATCATCTTCAGTAAAGATATCATCAAACTCATTCGACAACTCAACAAGAACTTCATCTGGTTGAAAGCCATCCTGATATCTCTCTACTAACTCCTGTACTTTAGATAGATCCTTCTCAGTACCATCCATCATAGCAATACCAAGATTAGCTATGGTCTGTCCAATGTGTTCTCTAAATGCAGCACGTAGTATGTCTTTAGCTATGTCAGGTTGTACTCTAGACTCCATACGTCTAGTTATGTCTAGTATGGATGCTCGTTGAGATCCAGTAAGCAGAGGATTGTTAGCAAACAGTAGTGCTTCTACCTCCTGCCTATCTAGATCTCTCTCATACTTTTCATGCGACATATTTATAACTTGAAAGATCTTCTTACTTTCTTTCTCGAAGTAATTATCACTTACCATGTAGTG